GTTAGTAAGCCTCGCTAGATTGTCTCGTATAGGCAAGTTTATACACCCGTCAATCATACTATAGTGTCATCACAGTTAACCCCACTGTGACTAGATTGACAGGGACTCAAACCTATCGTCTATCCCAAAACTGGCACCCCCTGATGGACTCGAACCACCGAATGTCGGAATCAAAATCCGATGCCTTACCAGCTTGGCGAAGGAGGTATATTATGGTAGCCTCACCCTGACTCGAACAGGGGACCTTCCGCTTATCAAGCGGATGCTCTAACCAACTGAGCTATGAGGCTAAATGTTTGGTGGATGTAAGTAGATTTGAACTACTGACCTGCTCCGTATGAAGGAGATGCACTACCGCTGTGCTATACATCCATGCATGGTGCGACCTAAGAGAGTCGAACTCCTGACCCCCAAGTTCGTAGCCTGGTGCTCTATCCATCTGAGCTAAGGTCGCATTCTAAAACATACTATTTGCGACATTGCAGTCCATATCAACTTAGGATGTTTTAGAATGCCCAGTATTACTACCGGACATGATAGGGTTGATACCCTACCCAGGAGTCTTACTAAGAGTGTTATCGCCACTCATTCATGTTTCCTGTCCGCCCATTTTATACATTTAACGCTGTATTACGGCTCTCGTTGCCTATTCACGTTGTCTATCAAGTGATACCAGCTAGCTTGTTAGCTTTCTTGGTAGCCTCATGATAAGACTTTACACGGTCGATCTTATTCTGTATCAACTGTGCGTATTGTTCTTTTGTCAATGTGTGAGTGGAATACCAATCACGTTTTGTTTCAAAAGTTTTGTATTGTATCTTTTTGTCCATTTGTTGTCAAATTCTTTCTGTAAAAGCAAAAACCCCTGAGACTTTTTAGTTTCCCAGGGGTTAGATAATTTTAGTTATGATGTTAACTTGTTACCTAGTCCCGGGGCTTCTCTCTTGGTTATTATTTAGGCCGCGAATACTTGTTGGATACACTGGCGTAAAGGATACCATGGCTATTGAGTGCCATAATCCCAAATGTTTCAGCGTGTTACAAGTTTTATTCATCATAGTAAGTTATTTAGTCCTGGTTGTAAATTAGTGCAAATAACATATGTTAATTACACCTTTTCTTAATTCGTGCATGAAGTATAACAGAGAATTGATTAAGTGTCAACCTTTTGTTTACCCAATATATTTATAAACATCTTTATCAACCTTGACCCAGTCGGGTTCAAGGTCTAATTTTGGATGCTTGCCAGGACTAGTCTCTACACAATTAGAGCGAGTAAGTATATTGATGCCCTGAATTTCAGTAAGTGCTACATAACCCAAATCTCGAATCTTGACACATATTTCCCATGCCGCGCCGAACACGTACACATTCTTTATCCCCGGATTAAGAGAAAAATAATATTCAAGTTGCCATGCCCTATGCATTGCTATTTGAAATTTTTTAGTGTTACAGTACGTAAGTATTAATGGGTCAGTTTGCTCTACAGCGTATGCGTTGTCTTTGACTAAGTTCATTAAATGTGCGTAACTTAAATCTTTGATTTTTTTAGGAGCAGGGTCAGCATTAAACATTGTTCTGTAATTAGTGTACCACAAAGTCTTACTGCGAGTAAACTCAGTCTTGCAGTTGTATGATGCTAGTGCGACTGTGTTTATAAACGGGTTACTATCTATGTAATTGATAATATTTGATGCTAGATCAGACTGATACGGGAGGAGCCAACAATCAATAAGTATAGCTAGACTAGGTTCATTAAGCATCATATATTTATAGAGTTACCCAATAGCTTATAAATAATGCATGACTCAGAATTTTTGTAATTTTCTTACTAACCAATACCGATTTGTATACGGAGTACTTCAACCATGTTGCTGGTATACTAAAACACAGGACTTATCGGAGGGTCCAGAAGCTGTTGAAAAATATAAGCAAGAATTATATGAAATCAAAGATTGGGTTCCTGAATGTAATTTTTGCAAGGTCAGGGAAGATAAAGGTATGCATAGTCCTAGATATGATGCAAACAAGCCCAGACTTATACCCATAGAGTGGATAAAAGGGGAAGGTATTAGTTTAGAATTTCAAATTGATAGAGATTGCAACGGTGCTTGTCTTATATGTGGGGATTGGAATAGTACTACGTGGGATCAATATACCACTCAAACTATTAACAAAAAAACGTTCTCTATCAAAAACAATGAAGACAATGTTGAAATTTGGTTGAAGCAAATATATGAAACAGTTAAATTTGACAAGGTTAGACATATTACTTTTTTAGGCGGTGAACCTCTTAGAACAGATACTCATTTTAGAATACTACAAGAAGTTAAAAAAGTACAAGATTTGAAGAATGTCCGCGTAACATACATTACTAATGGTAGTGCAAAGCCTACTGTAGAACAGCTAGCATTATGGTCTGAGTTAGCTCATCTTAACCTACACTTTAGCCTTGATGCGATAGGTGAACACTTTAATTATCTACGCTGGCCATTGCAATGGTCACAAGTTGAGAAAAATTTACAATACATCGTTGAGTTGAACTTATCCAATCTTGGTATAACCGGTAGTTATACATTAACACCATTTAATATTTTCTATCATGATAGGTACGATGCATGGGCGCATGAATTCTTTAAAAATACCAAGTACGATCCAAAGAATATTTTTAGACAACCTTTTATGGCTAATGGAGTTATGAGCTTGGCAGCATTGCCACCTGTATTAGCTATGATAGTTAGAAAAAAATATAAGGACTATGGCTCAAATAAAAATGACCACACCGTTGACAAATGCATACCCAATTATACTACAATAGCATATAATGAGTTTATGAAACATGTTGAATATCATGACAAACATAGAAAATTAGAATGGCGTAAAGTTTTTCCAGAGATAGAGAGATATTTTAAATAATGGCTAATGCATTTTGTAGACAACTTAGTAACGGATACAAGATAAACGTTCAAGGTGATAGACTTCTTTGGAGTCCGTGTTGTTTCTATTCTAAGAAGACTGACCTGTCGAACACAGTAGAATTGAAGAAAGAAATGGAATACGCACATAATGCGACTGGTTGGTTACCTGAATGCAGTTCATGTAAGACAATGGAGGAATCAAGCGTAGACATACTAAAACCCAGATTGAATGCAAATAATATCATATCCGCTGATTCAGTGACTGGTGATTGCGTCAATCTAGAGATTAGCTTTGATACTAAATGCAATGCCGCGTGTCTTAGCTGTGGCAGTTATTGTAGTAGTACATGGGCTAAGTTTGAAAAGAAACATAACATAAACTTACATGGTATAACCAATAAAGTAATTAATATAAACAATTCTTTTGAAAGAAAAATAGCAGAAGGTCTTTACAAAATAAAACTTACTGAAGATGATACTGATACCAGTGATGTATTGTTTCGTAAACTTATAAGTACGGTCCCACTAGACAAACTAGAGACTATTTTTATTATGGGAGGGGAACCCTTTTATACTAAATCTCACGTTAAAATGCTCAGACACTTAAAAGAAGTTCATCCGGATCTAAGTAAAGTTAGTATACGGTATCAATCAAACGGAAGCATCTACCCTAGCGATGAAGTACTTAAACTATGGGAAGACTATAAGTTCATTGTATACGGTGCAAGTTTGGATGGTGTGGGTGAAAGGTTTAACTATCTACGCTGGCCACTTAAATGGCATAGATGTGATCCTATCATTAAACGACTAATGAATGAAACTACTGCCCAACTACATGTAAATTGTACGATTAGTCCATTGAATGTATTATATGTCAAAGATTTAGAGGACTGGCTGAAAGACAACATCCCGCTTAGTAAATTTAGAATCAACCGTTCTATAGTAAGACCCAATGCATGTTTAGGCACAATGGATTTGAGATTTGCTAATCACAAATTAAGAGAAAAGGTATTTCGTAAGTATGGAGACGATCATGACATAAGCAAAATGTTTAGTAACATGGAGGTTTATGATGATGCGTCTCCCATGTTCAATTATATTGAACAGATGGATAAGATTCGCCGATTAAACTGGCGTAAGACTTTTCCCGACGTAGTTGATTGCTATTAGAATGTATATCCGTACTTAGCAAGGTCTTTTGCATACACTTGAGTGACCTTATCAATTGTAGCTTGCGTAGTGTAGTAGCTACGGTAATCAGCGGATAAGGCTTGAGCCACGTGAAAGTAATCAGTATTTTCTACAGTACTGAATTCAGGAATCTGTTTTATGTCAGTAGCAAAAGTATCAAATTCTAACAAACACGTAACAGACAGGGTGTCGGTAAAGTAATAGTCACTTGAATTTAACAACGGTCCTTCGAGGTTATCTGGTGAAAAATAATATTCAACAAACTTATCAAAATCATCAGTATCAGTAAATTGAGTGTAATATTCAGAGTCAGAGTATTCTTCCGCAGGATAGTTATTATATGCAAAATAGTGTAGTACTACTCGCTTGAATGGATTAATTTTGATTGCAATGGTTTTGAACTCTTGTGAGTTTGATAAATCAAATATTTCATCTACTTCCTTAATAGAGTGAACATCTTCTCCTCCCAATAGAGTTTTTGAATCTATAAAATACTCTAATTTTTCACTACATGCTTGTAGAAAATCAATGTTGAATACTGAAGGAATTGCGTCTTGCAGTAGTGTGTAATGTACCATGTTATAATCCTTTAATCTGTTGCCAAAATCTATCCTGGTAGAATTTAGCTAATTTGGTCTGGACAAAATTAATATTTTGCTCCATTCTGTATTTATCACTTTCCCACTGTTTCCGTAGAGTATCCAGATCCATAGTTAAAATTTCTATATTTTTGTTTATAGCTTGGACAATGCGTTCGCATGGATCTTTTATATCATCATATGAATGGTCAATTATATCGTCAAACATATCTATCCCCATTTCTCGCAGAAATTTGACTACCCCGGGGCTGGAAATCATTATAGGATAATTGCACCCATATATAAAATGTAATGTTTTTTCCGTTATGTTGAAGCTCTTTTCATTGTAACTGGTTTCCGAGACAAATTCCACATAACTATTAAGATACTTACTCTGTAAAGAATCTTGAAAATTTCGTAAATTGTCATTACCACGCTGAGGGTAAATATGATAGCTATCGTCAGTCTGATGATTATGTTCAGTCAAATACTTACTGAAACCAACGTTTGCTAATTCATAATTTTGGTCATTTTCATAGTCATACGTAATTGTTTCATTGAGTTTTTCATCAGGGTTTTGCGGGGTTAATAAACTGATCTGCCCATAATTATGTAAATTTTTAGCGTATAAATTTGAAACTAGATACACCCTATGAGGTCTGTCTCCTCGGTTCAGTGATATAAAATTCTTAGTTGCAGATTTCTCTATCAAAGGAGTAAAATTCATATAATTTGATATCTGATTAGTTATATCACCGCCCATATTCACTATTTTACAATTACTAGACGTTAGTTCTTTATCTAAGTTTTCCAAGCTAGTGACAATGATAAATTTTTTATCGGGAAAGTAATCACACAAATTTCTAAAGTAAGTAACTAGTTCGGGTATAGGATCGATCCAAGAATTCTTAAAATCTATCCTAAAGTGATCTTTTACAAATAATACTACAATGTCATTGACGCACGCCTCTTGAATCATATCTTCCATTGTACTACGGTCCATGATGCTTTCTACATAGGTAGAATAGTACTGGTCAAATATTTCACGTGAAACATCTACCCCAACATATTCAAGATATAAAGAAAACATTTCATCACGTGAGTTAAAAAATCTTTTTTTACCGGCTAGCATCGGTGAATGAGAGAATATAAAATCAATAAACTTGGGCAATGATGTAGGGTTTTTGTTGGACAACATAGCGTTGCCGTATGAATAGGTATTGCTATTAGTTAACGGTCCTGTCCATAGATATACGAAACTAGCACTATCTAAACCCAAATTTTTCTTTTGACCGAACACTTGAAAGAACAGTTTTTTACTGTAATCGTCAAATGGCGGAGAACTAATAATCTTAAGCATGACGTATTTACATTATAAATACAGTCATGCGATTTAATCCTTCAGACTATACCACAGTGTTTCTAAGTTATGACGAACCAAACTGTGAGGAAAACTACAAACATCTACTAACCCTTAACCCAAATGCATTAAGAGTGCATGGGGTAGAGGGTAGTGATACTGCACATAAAGAATGTGCCAAACTAGCAACAACCGACAGAGTGGTTATTGTAGACGGCGACAATTGGGTAAGAGATGACTTCTATACAACCGACATTGACATTGAATACACAGATGAGGATGTTATAAGCTATGCAGGATACAACATTGTCAATGGCACTAGTTATGGGAATGGTGGTATCAAGTGCTGGCCAGTTAAACATATCATAGAAATGCGCACACACGAAAACGGCGATGACGATAGTATTGACTTTGTGTTAAACAAGTACATAGAACTAAACAACATAGGTAGTGACTTACATATCAATAGTAGTCCACTACAAGCATGGCGTGCAGGTTTTCGTGAAGTAATAAAACTCACACGTGATGACAACATAGACTGGCGTAACTATGACAGAGTATGGCGATGGATGCATATTGGTGAAGACATAGAAAACGGATTATACTCTATCTATGGAGCAAGACTTGCTTACTTCATGCTCAAAGTGAATAACTGGGACGGATCTAATAACATTAAGAATTTTACATTCCTTGATAAATTGTTTGACCACATGATAAGTGTAATGCCCGGAACACTACTAGAAGAAGTAAATGTATTAGGTATATTAATTAAAGAAAAGACCAATGATGATAACATAGGGTTAGCCATAACTGGCTGGTCTAGTAGTGAGTACAGAACCCGTATTACCAACCCAACACGTAGCCCCGTAAACTATACCCCGGAGTATGACATTGTGTTTATTCATAACAATGAGCTAGGTGCAGAAGAAAATTTCAATAAAGTTAAAGAACGTTTCCCACGTGCTAAATTACTGAGCGGGGTTCAGGGTATACACAATGCACATATACGTGCTGCCAAGATGTGTCAGACTGATTACTTTTGGGTAGTAGACGGTGATGCAATCATACACGATGATTTTAACTTTGTATACAATGATGTAAAATTCTACGAACAACCTACTGTCAGAGTCTTTCGTTCATTAAACCCTGTCAACAAACTAGTATACGGTCACGGTGGAATTAAACTGCTTCCTCGACTTGCTACTATGCGCATGAGCACTAACAAAGTAGATATGACTACCAGCATTAGCACATTGTATGAACCAATAAACATTATAAGCAACATACACAAGTTCAATACGGATGAGTTTGGTGCATGGCGTACTGCGTTCCGTGAATGCGTCAAATTATCTAGTCAAGTTATAGACAGGCAACAATCAAGTGAAACAATGAACAGATTATTTGTCTGGTGTAGTGCTGGATCTGAAGAACAATATGGTCGTGAAACGATTCGCGGTGCATTGATGGGTAAGCTATACGGTGAAACAAACATGCACGATGCCGACAAACTAAAACTAATCAATAACTATGAATGGCTACATGATGAGTATACAAAACAACTTCAGTGACATTCCGTTCGATAGAATAGTTAAGTTTGGACAAGCAAATATGCTTGAGATGAACTTGTTTACTGTTAGCTGGATACTTGGACGATTTTGTAACTATAGCTGTAGCTATTGCTGGCCATATGCTAATAGTAACGTGCCGGATCATCAGGAGTTATCCGTGTACAAGAATAGTATTGACAGCATTAAAACACAAGCTAGGCGAAATGGCTTTAACAAGTTTCATTGGAGTTTCAGCGGTGGTGAACCCACTGCATACAAGCATCTACTAGAATTAACTCAGCACTTAGATGAGGGACCAGTAGAAGGTTATCAAAGTGTCCACATGACTACCAATCTATCACCTAGTATCAATTGGTGGCTACGATGGGAGAAAGCTACTAGTCTACTACAACGTAGAAGTCTTACTGCTAGCTACCATAGTGAGTTTGCTAAGGAACTAGAGTTTGGGGATAAGATACTAGCGTTGATGGGTGAACAAGTCTATGTGACAGTCAATCAAGTTATGGTTCCTGAATTCTTTTGGGAAAGCTACGAACGATTGAATCGTTTTCATAAACGCGGGATCAATGTTACGCTTAAGCCACAAAGTGATCCTACTGCTAGTTTTGTAGTCAGTGGATATACAGACGAGATGGTACAGATTATGCGTAACGGGTTCCCACAACAGGCTAACAACGAACCGGTGCTACAAGTTAAACTAATAGATGATACAAACAAGGTACATTGGTTAGATCAAGCTGAACGCTTTAACAGCTTTGGATTCAATAAGTTTGAAGGATGGATGTGCAATAGTGGGTATCAGGGAATAGTAATACGTAGTGATGAAGTAAAACGTTCGTACAGTTGTAGCGACACACCACTAGGATCATTAAGTAAGGGCTTTACTATATTTGACAAGCCCGTAATTTGTACTACACCATCATGTGTGTCTAGTGCTGATAGTAAAATACCAAAAGTAAAAACATGAAAACATTATTTGCATTTGGAGACTCATTTACATATGGTCACGGGTTAGAAGACTGTTGGGTAAAGCAGGGTGATGATTATAAAGTTGGTCCAGTGCATAGTCAATATGCATGGCCATCACTATTAGCAAAAGACTTAGACTATAATTTAAAAAACCTCAGTCATCCGGGAAGTAGTAATCTTGCTATCTTACATAAGATACTTAATACTAACTTTGATACAAATTCATTATGTGTAATTATGTGGAGTTATCCACATAGAGATATGATTTTTAACAAGGAATATATTCCAAACAGAGCATTATTCAATCAAAAAACAGAAACTAACAATGATGCAACACATCTTGGTAATTGGATGAAGACTAGCTTAACTAAAATTTGGATGCTTACACATAATGATACTGATTTGAAAATGCGTACTTGGTTTCAAATCCATCATGCTAATTTATACTTAGATAGTTTAAATATCCCGCATTATAATGTTTTTGTTAAATATCCTATGATCGCAGACTACAAGCCCGCCTTTGTTAAAATTCCGTTTAAAGATATTGGTGTGCATCAATTTATAGATAATGCACTAGACGGAGATCACCCCGGACCATTAACACAACAACGAATAGCAAAAGACATTAAAGAATGTTTAGTTGAGGCTTCACTAATATAAAACATTATACCAATGGTCTTAACGTGTTCCAGTCACTCTTATGCCAATATGGACGAAATATTTGTTCTATGTCAACTACATTAACTTCACATATTGGTTGAAACTTAGGAGCATCACTTGTTTTCATAAACTCAGTGCAGGCTCGACTTGTCCAAAGTAAGTATAAGTTAGGATCTTTTTCTTGAAGCCTAGTAATAAAGCGATTCTCTGCCGCTATTCTATACTTCATACTTTGTTGAAAAACAACCGGGACATGGTCAAACATATCACTAGCATTAAAGATTGTTTTCTTATTGCTATCAAACCAATCAAAGTTATATTCACTCATGTAGTCAATAGATATAAACTTGAAAGTAAGACTACGTATATTATTCCATTTAGTCAACCAATTGGGATTATTAGCTCTGAATGCAAGCCATTGACTTCTGGTTTGTTCCATATAGCTATCATAATCATACTGAATATTGTTTGGGATTATGAAATTCTTTGACATGTAAAAATCTACATAATCTTCCCCGTCCCATTCTTTTACCATAGACTGCATAAACTGTAAAACTAATGGATTAATATCTGTAAAATACACAACCGTAGATTCTGTAAAGCCAACTTTGTGTAGATTTTCAACCCAATTAATACCGGTCCCTAAAGTTATATATTGTTCTATTGGTCCTTCAAATACTAAGTTTTCGCTTATTCTGTCACTATTAAACGGGACTACAAAGTTATTGAAGAAATACTGATTATAATACAAAGAAGTAGACTCTTTTAAAAACACATGGTCGTATTCATAATAGAAATACTTCTTATTGTTTCGTATGTCATTACCTAAATCAATGACAGGTTTATTATGTTCTAATGCAGTATGCAAGATATTCCAGCCATGCATAACCCCGTAGTATGTACCGTCTTCCGTACTAGCACTTAGTACTTGGGCAATATAGTCATCATTAGTATCAGATATAGGTTTAATTAAGGTGTGTGTATTATCGGAACTATCACCAATAATTGGACATCCTAACTCAGCATGAGTTTTTAGATTTACTATATAGAATTGATGATGCAGTTCAAAGTATTTTTCTTTTCTGTCTAATACATGCCCGGCTATATAAAAATCTTCATTACATTTAGCTTCTATTGCCCCTATCAATCTATCTGACAGTTTGGGGCTAGTGCCGGATGCTATAATGACACAATGACTATATTGGTCTAATCCATGACGCAATAATTCATTTTCGTCAGTTCCTATACATACATCATAACCGTATTTTAAGAAACGATTAATCATATAGTCGGATAAATTTTTAGCTATCTCTTTTGACCAGTCTGACTGACAATCATTTAAAATATCATGTATGCAAATTAATATCGATTTTGCAGTGTGGCTGGTGTGAATTTTCTGTAGCATACGCATATTTAATAAATATCACAAAGAGAATAAAATTAATGACCCTACTCAAAGACTATTTTGTATCTGATTCCAAGTATCTTATCTTAGATTTTGATATAGACTATTTGGGTATGCTAGCTGAAGCTGTTGCACTCAAAGAGCACTTTGTGACACATAGGCCAGGGAGTTACGACCACAAAGGCTGGCGCAGTCTTGTATTACACGGACTAGATGAACATAAGTCGGGACATTGGAAAGACTATGGATACACTGATATTGAAGAAGTAGTGAAGGACATGAGTTGGACAGAACTATCTAAGCAATGTCCTATCACTGTAGACTTTGTTAAAAATCGTTTCCCTAGCAAACTGTTTGGTAGAGTTAGATTTATGTTGGTAGAGGCCGGCGGTTATATCTCAGAACATATGGATTCTAGGGTACCGTTATTAGATAACACAAATATAAGCCTTAGTAACCCAGTAGACTGTTTATGGCAATGGGGCGATAAAGAAACATTGTTTATGGAACCCGGGAAATCCTACGTAATGAACATACACTACCCCCATTCGGTACTTAACAATAGCAATGAAGATAGATTTCACTTAATCATTCATCGTCTAGACTGCACTGATGAATGGAAAGAAAAGTTTGATAAGGCTTGCATAGAACAGAATATAGTTGGCAAGTACCATAACCATGAAGTACTGGTATGAAAAAAGAAATATCAACTGATATTATCAATAGTAATAATCAACATGTAACGATAAACACAGAGACCGGGGTCATATTACAGTCTAATAGTAATAGAGTAGTGCGTATGGTTGGTGTTGCAGGTGGTGATAAACCTAGAGTTGAGATACATGCTGTACGTGGGACTATTGACGAACCTGAAACACTACACCCGGGTGACTATGGAGTAACGTTGAGCTTCACTACTTATTCTAACGAAAATAACAATGACATTAGCAAAAGTCTAGTATCACTAATTTCAAGGGTGGATCCAACTGCTGACAAAAATGACAATGCACCCGCAAGTAGTTTAAGCATCCTTGTTGGAGCAGGCGACGGACAGGGTGAGATATTAAACGATTATCGTGGATGGAGATTCAATAAAGACGGTGGATTTGAAACTAAAATAGTTCAGTGCATCGAACAAAGCAGTTTGTCTATAAATAGTATAGAGCCCAAAAACGGAATGATTGTGTACAATGATGATACTCATAAATTTCAAGGTTATGCTAACGGAGTTTGGGTAGATTTACATTAGGATTTAACATGCAAAGAAAAACGATTACGAAAATACCAAACATTGTTATTGATGTTGATGCCGCACTAGATTACTACAAGCGTTTAGAAAGTGAATTTCAAAGTCAAAAGTGGGTGGGTATGGGAGGGTGTGCGTGTGAAAATCCGTGGGCAGATCATCAAGCATATGGCTGGGGACTACAAACTATATATGAGGATGTTAATAGAACATATCATGCGTTTGAAAACAACACAGTAGGCGATTATAAACTATACAAAAACACCGGATGCTGTGTAGATTGGGCGGCTAAAGCTGTTGGATCATTTCCCACAGCGCATAGAAGCATCGTAGCTATTGCACCACCGGCTACTATTGTAACCCCTCACACTGACCAAGAAAACAAAATCAAAATACATATTCCAATAATTGCAGACGATACGCATTGGTGGGTAACTGACTATGGATTCGACCATATGTATCCGGGCAGTGCTTACATACTAGATGTTAAGCAAAGACACGGAACTATTAATTGCGGACATGTGACTAGAGCACATATAATTATTGTGTGCGATACCGATCAATTTGACGATATATACAATCTAAATTTAACTATCTAATTACCATCTAGGGTATTTGTTAAGTTCTTCATAGAATCTATCTACATGTAATTTCCAAACTGTTTGCATAGACCCACGATAATCTAGTTCACAGACATTTGTTACTTGCCCCGATTTAGCCATAGAGGGAAAATATATGTTGTGTACTAATCTTTGACTTCCACTTTCTAGATTGTTAGAAGTAATATATAAATCATTTTCTTTACCCGCCCACTCAATACATGCAGGAATTAAAAACTGTGCAGTAGCATGTTGATGCGTGATGATTTGATTTCTTGTTCTTAATGACGGTGTAGGTATATCCTCTGTAAGTACACAAGTTCTAGCCGCTATTCTATATGAATTCGATCCCATCTCGGGGAATGTATGTGCTACGACAGACCCAACAGCTTTTTCATTATAGTATAGTATCCAAGTCTGACTACTCTGTTCATTGCGAAAGCAGTCTTTGATCCAATATTTGCTACTGTTATTTTTATAGCCTCGGGCTAGAGCTTTAATATAGAATTCTGTTAAATCTAAATCGTCCGAAAAAGGAACAATATTATACATTTAATGCCTTCATTATAAAGTCTTCAGGGTAATTAGTTCTAAAGCTGTTCCAGCATAATTGATCCATTAATGGCCATGGTTGCGGAATATCCCATTCAATTCCCAAACTTTCTAAATGCTTACGCATTTCTACTTGTCTATTACTGTGTATATGACTTTGAACATCTTTTACACTAACACACGGTTCTGTATTATGATATGTGAAAAAGTAATTGAAACTTTTAAGTTGACCATCTACTATAAAGTAACTGCTAGGATGCATTGAGTATTTGTGTATGCCTAAGGCTTTATGAGCGTTGAAAATCTCAAGCATTTGTTCTCTCCAATCAGGTAATACACTATCATAATTATCAGTTGAGCATTCAGCACGGTTCCAAAAGTCAATACCATCTATGCTTAGATATATTTTTTTATTGACGTAATCTATGTCATTTATTTTGGGTACTAATTCAGGATAATTGTCTCTCATCAAAGACAAATACTTTACTTCACGTTGCCATTTTTCTTCCATTTTATCTGAGTCAATTACTTCATTTTGCCCAGCATGATACACGGAATCATTAAAATACCATTGTACAAATGTCTTCTTATCGTCAGAAATTAAACTGGTATAAATTAAATTGTTTCTAGTCAGGCCAACGCCCGGGACGTTGTTATAATAATATTGATAGTTCATTCACAATATTTATAGGATTAGACACACAACATAAATAATATATGACAATCAATCACATACACCACACTACTAGTTTATGTACTACATGCAGTAAACATATACCTGCTGAGTTATTTGAAAAAGATGGTAGAGTGTACTTGAAAAAGAAATGCCCAAATCATATCGGAGAGACACACTTAGTTGATCCTGATTCAGAATTTTATTTAAATTACCAATATCCAAAGCGTGAATTAAACACATTCTTAGATGCTATATGCTTGGATATAACAAATAGATGCAATTTAACATGCCCCCATTGCTATCAATTGCCCGATAGTACTAGCAAAGACCCAAGTATTGAAAGCATTATAGCTCAGATTAAAAACTGGCCCGGCAATCGTGCTGCCGTATTAATGGGTGCTGAACCCACTGTTAGAGAAGACTTACCCGATCTTATTCGTGCAATCAATGAAGTATCTATTCGCCCTATCATGATTTTGACTAACGGTGTTAGACTTAGTAAAGAAGAATACATTGATGAATTTCTAGGATTTAACAATGTTCACTTTACGTTTGGATTAAATCATCCTGATTATCAGGGTCATACTGTTAGACGAAAACAGTTGCAGGGTATTGAAAATTGTAAAGCTAGAAATATGTCAATAAAAAACATTAGCTATACACTTGAAGGATATCACCAATTAGAATATTGTTTAGAAGAAATACAAAAATTTAATAAAGAAAAACAATATTGCAAAATGTATCGTATACGTGTAGGCACTGAGATTGGAAGAAGCCCTGTACAGGATAAGATGTTTATGAGTGACTTAGTGAAAAACAGTCGTGCTATAGCAGAAAAGAATAATTGGACATTTAATCCTCGTCCCGAGTTGGGAATTCGTGCTCACTATCCTGTAGAAATCAACGGCGTATTAGTTAAACTAATACAGTGGCCTGATATCAAAACACTTGATTTAGTAGAAACACAAACTGAGTCTTGGGCTGATATGTTGCCCGGTATGCCAATATCTCCATTAGTACATCAAGTGTTATTGCGTGATAGATTAGTTAATAATAAATTACCTCTATTAGATGTGGTGCCTGAACAATATAGGTTAACATAATGCATCACGGGTTAATGTTTAGCTATAGAAAAGAGCGAGGTCACAGGGGTACCGGTGCGCATCGTATAGCTTCTTATCTAAGGGCCAGTAGCTGGGATATTGAAGTGCTTGACTTTGCTATTGAATTCACACTTGATGAACTAAAAGAATTTGTTAGAAGCAGAGTTAATTCTAACACTAAATTCTTTGGATTTAGTTCATTTATTAATTGGTGGCCGGAAGATACTAATAACTTTACTAAATGGCTAAAAGAAACTTATCCAAATATTCCAACAATATTAGGTGGTCATGGATGTTTAATTACACCCGCACAAAACATTGACTACTGGGTAGACAGCTTTGGTGAAGTTGCAATGCTAGAGTTATGCAGACATATCTCAGGAAATCTGATATTTCACACTGGATTACAGTTTGAAGATTATCAGGGTAGAAAAGTAATTAGAGCATTACATAACTTTCCCGCATGGAATCTGCCTACGTATAGAAACACACATGAGAAGCGAGACTTTATAGAATCGTTTGAAATGCTTACGATTGAGACAAGTAGGGGTTGTAAATTTAAATGTGACTTCTGTAATTTCCCAATACTAGGGGTCAAGGAAGATACTTCTAGATCCAGAGACGATATTAAAAATGAATTACAGTTTAATTACGATGAATGGGGTGTTAAAAACTATACTATTGCAGACGAAACATTCAATGACCGTGTAGAGAAAATTGAAAAGTATTCTGACGCTGTATCTAGTTTAGATTTTCAACCATGGTTCATGGCATTTATGCGAGCCGATCTATTAGTGAATCAACGTAGTCATTGGGATAAAATGTTAGCTATGGGACTTGGTGGACATTTTTACGGAGTAGAAACATTTAATCATCAAGCTGGAAAAATTATAGGTAAGGGAATGAATCCCGTCAAACTTAAACAAGGATTACTTGATGCAAGAAACTTCTTTGAACCACATAATATGTATCGTGGTACCGTCAGTCTTATTTGCGGATTACCCAAAGAAACTCCCGAAACGTTTCATGATGGTATTGACTGGTGTGTGCAAAATTGGAAGGATCAAAGTGTTACATCGTGGTACTTAGAAATACCAGAGTATAATTCACAAATGTCTAATCTAAGTGAGTTTTCTAAAAACTTAGAGAAGTACGGTATAAGAAAGAAAAAGATAGATAAAAAACCAGATATCATTAGCTTTTATCCCGGACTAGATGAAGTCACTATTTGGGAGCATGATGGTATGGATCAATTAACTGCTATTGACATTATGCAGAATTTCTATGATAATATATTCCCTGATAATTTTAGTTGTAGCGGGTTTAATTTCTTGACAGGGTTTATTGAGCACAATACCAACAATGTTGCTGATATTATTAAGATGCGGTGGTATAATGATGAGTCTGAAAATGTAAATAGATTCATTACAAATTACAAATATAAAAAATTAAGTTGGAAATTATGATTAAAGGTATTAACAATCAACCATATATGGATATGACTTCATATCTAGATATGAATGCATTTGATAAAATGCAACCAGAGATATACAAAGGCTTTGCAGAAGCAAGAATGTTTGCAAAAGAAGGTACTTGGATGGAGCCCGGCTTTACCTTTGAAAAAATGAGTTATAGAATTCATTGGAAGCCTATCTACGAATCAATGCAAGAGTTTATGAAATTGCCGGACACTGATCCTATTAAAATTGCAGGATTAGAAGTAATGCCCAAAGACTTTAAAAACTTCCAAGAACGAAACATATTCACACGATACTTAAAAATGAGTATGGGTGCGTATGATCCTTATATATACTACTATTTATGGGAAGAAGGTTCATGGGATGATAGAACAGCACCCCGTAAACTTACACCAGAGGCTCAATACTTTCCTAATGTAGTTAAATGGGTCGAAAGTTTAGTTGGTCCAGTGTTTGAAGAAATCGGTCGTGTTATATTCTTTCACTGTGAACATGATGGTATCCCATTCGAGCACAGAGACTTAGATGCTAAGAACGGCGTTAATATAGTAAAGCCGCATCGTAATGAATTTATACATGTACGACCTAACACTAAGAAAGCGTTTTATCTATGGGATCCAGAAAACAAAGACAAAACGTATCTGAATACACGTGCAGCCTGGTGGAATGACACTGACTGGCATGGGGGAGAGCGCATCATGGAACAGAGTTACGGACTACGAATCGATGGCAAGTTTACGGAAGATTTTCGTAAAAAATTAGGCATAGATCATTTGGAGACATACTAATGGAATGTATAGGAAATTTTAAAGACTGGATTAATCCACTGTGGATAGACTATCTCAGTAATAACAATGGAGAGAAACACCCTAGAATTGATCCAAAAGAATATGGATCTGGTAATCCATTAGATAAATTAAGAGGTTATGGATATAAGCTAGAAGATACCTTTTGGGAGAGTTATGAAAGTCGTAGCTTTCCGTTCGAATTAGAACTGCCCTTAGGATTAAGCGAACACACTGATTGGTGGTTTGTTAAGATGGGTTGTGGTAATTTCATACCTTTTCACAAAGATCATGCACCACAGAATCACTTAGCAGATATGAATGTCAGACGATTTTGGATGCCGTTACAAGACTATGTTGAAGGACATATTTTTATCATAGAACATAATTTTATCAAAGATTATAAAGCAGGTGATGTGTTTGAGTATACTAACGAATCCGACCGACACGGCGCATTTAATATAAGTATGGGTATTCCCCGCTACACACTAAATTTTCAATATTATATATAATGTTCAATTACGTCAACAACGATAAAGCCTGGATCACTAGTGAGTTAATGAATCACTTAGAACATAGCAAGGGTGATACTATCCCTGTATGGCAACCTGAAAGATGGACAGGACATCCAACACTAGATACATTCAGAGAAACTGCTAGACCTTTCTTTGAAACTAGCACTCCGTATTTCCAACAGTTTAATTCTAGAAGCAAAGATATGCAAGACTTTCCAGTTACTATGCCTATAGTACCCGAGACTAGAACAAATATGCACTGGTGGTTTATTAAGCTGTTGCCGGGACAAATGCAAACTATGCACATTGATCCGCATTTAATTGGAGTAAAGAACCCTGTACGTTACTCTATGTTTTTACAAGACTATGTGCCCGGGCATATATTCATGTTTGATGACTTTCTAGCAACTAACTATAAAGCAGGTGATATCTTTGAATGGAGTGATCCTGAATGCATTCATGGCTGTGTTAATATCAGTTATACAGTAAGATATACACTACAAATTACATTGTATGACTAAGATTATATGCACCGGTGATCCTAATCACGGAGGGATTACTAAAAGTTTATTGAAGTATTACCCGGACACAGTGTTTATTAGTAGAACTACGGGGTATGACTTAAAGACAGTTGAAGGATATAGTAGATTCCTAAACATAGTTAAAGAATTTAATGTGTTTATTAATCATTCACAGGTTGAATTAGGGTTTCAAGAAAGAGTATTGCGTGACGTTGCTAGTATATTAGATAATGGGCATATCATTAGTATAGGAACTATACTAGAATTTGACGAGTGGAAACATCTTGATCCAATTACCGGTGATGAGAAATTGTGTATAAGAAATGCTAGCTTAGAGTTAGCTAGTGAGCATATAAAGACTACACACTTGATAACCAGTGGGTTTCAAAGATTTGGGGTAGAAGAAGATGTTAAAATAGACCCGGATGATATTGTTGAAACAATTAAATTCATCATTGAGTCTAATATCGACATACCTTTAATTTATGTAGATAAAGTAAACGACAACAGATTACGTAAGTGGAGAACGCTTAAAGACGTTTAGCTTTAAGATGATACATGTATTTAGGAACTAATCCCGCATTCATTCCTATATGCCACTCATCATATCTATTCCATTTAATCATTGTACCGTGTCTAACATTGAAAAAGTAATCTTCCTCACCTAATATAAAGATATGCCCCAGTTTAGCGTCCCCCAAGAACACAGTATATCTTAATGCATCGCCCACTTCTTCTGGGTCATCTTCAACATCCCAATGCCAGGGTGCTGAATAACCCGGATCAATTCTACTGATCCAACTACGTCTTAATTTTACATTAAGTATCTTACATAGCGTTTCGTCAATATCACCCGTATCATAATGTTCACCCGGGTAATAGTTAGTCCATTTAACTGAATCAAGTTTATAGTTTGCATCGTTCCAAATATTTAATATCTCAGTGTATGCAGGAACTTCCATTCGCCAAATACTAGGGTCAGGTGTTATGTCAACACCCTCTTTATCTTTTAAACTATCTAATATACTAGCCCAGTCAAATGGTACATCAATGTTTACGTATTCTGCGTTAACAGGCGTCATATCAAGATTCCCCAAACAATTGATCGAAGAACCTAGGTAATGGATTACCGGGCCACTTAATCCACGTTTTTAATGAATTTTTAAAATGACCTCCCATCTGATAGTAATCACCTTCTTTAACTTCAATAAAACGTTCTTGACTGTCTACGCCAATAATTGGTTCAATTAAGTCTTTATGCATTAATGTGTTACCTTGTTCAAGTGTAGCATAATAATCTATCATTTTTAATACACCGTCTTTAGAGTAAAAAAAGCAATGGGGGTATAATGAAGCCTTAATATATCCAGAATTATATAAGTCTTCAATGATGTTGTATAAATCTTGTTCCCAATTGGGAAATTCATCAGTTAATGAACGACCCTCAGTATATACAGGCCAGTTCAAACTCTCTTTATTAAATTCAATTAGTATCTTTCTTTCGACATAATCGACTTCGTACAACTTTGGACACCATGGCTTATCTTGAAATAGTGTAAGATATTTAAGTTCTCTTTGAAAGAAATCTTCCATTAACTCTGTTGTTCGTCCTACACAACTACCATTCATATATACTTGTGAATCAACTGTAAAGTGCAAGCACATCTTATCTTTTGTTGGACTTATAGTTGGGGTATATAATATATTTGTAGAACAGGGATATCCGTTCGTTAATTTGTAAATGTATTCCCATCCGTCATTGTTAATCATTGTTATTCCTTAATATGTAAAAGTTTTCAGACATTTTAGATTCTAATTCACTAATGTAATCTGAATTAATACAGAGTTTGACTTCTTTGCTAGTAGGATTGAAATCTGTAATAATGTTGTTTTTGTTGTAGATGTTGAGAAGTCCGCTTAGGTGATTATCAAATAGAAATCTATTGCTAAATTCATTATCTGTTTTACTCTTTATAACAACCATTGTTGGATTCGATACATTGTTTTTGTTTAATAGCTTTCTAACTACTAACTGTATTCTTTCTACATATCCAAAGTTTGCGGCGCTGTGTCTACTTGACGCATCCATTTCGTACCATTTACCATCTGTAGTTATAGGGTACATTGTGTTTGTGTCTAAATTAATCAGTGCAGAAATGTCACCCTGTATGTTTAAATGATATCTATCATCTATATCTGCATGACTTTGATAGCAGACTCCGTATTTTAAGTTTATTAATCTTGCTTCTCCGATCGGATAAGGCAGTGTCTGTAAGATAGATTCCCATATTGTGTCTCTGAACTCTGGTCTAATAGTCCATGGACTATAGAAAAAATTACCAGTGGGTTCGTTAATGGGTGTCTTAAAATCACTGTAAGAAAATTCTGCCATGGCTTTGTCTAGAATATCTTTTGGTACAGTGTGATTTAATTCTTTAAGCATCATAATATTTATAACACAGACCAGTAGCTAATAAATATGTACATGAATATTCACTTTGATGATAGTTGGAAAAAGATATCTATTAGTCTAAGTGGTGGAGCCGACAGTGCATTGCTAGCATTTCTTATATGTCAGCAAATTACACACCAAGAACTGCATATAATATCACATGTTAGATGCTGGAAAACAAAGCCCTGGCAAAGAAATGATGCTCTTGGTGTATATAATTGGTTACAGATTAAGTTTCCTAATGTTAAGATGTTTAGACATGAGAACTTTATTCCACCTGAAATGGAGTGGGGAGAATTAGGACCCATTCTAACTGATGAGTATGGAAAAAGTGTCAGCGGTGACAATATTGAGTTACGGTCTTTTGCTGAATACATATGCTATTCACATGATATCGATGTATATTATAACGCAGTAACACGTAACCCGAAAGCAGTGGAATTTGCCGGGATGTATACTAGAGACATTGATCCTAGTGAGTCTAACAAGCATCTAGAGTATACTACGCATATGGGTAAGGCTGCTATTCATCCTTTTAGATTCTTAGAAAAGAAAGAAATACTGTTAGAGTATAGAAAACAAAACTTACTAGAACTGTTTGAACTGACTAGAAGTTGTGAGGGTGTGTTTGACAATTTAAATTATAAAAATTACATAACAGGACAATATGTTCCGTTATGTAACACGTGTTTTTGGTGTAAAGAAAGAGAGTGGGCAATTGAACAATCAAAGTAAAACGTTTTGTATGCATCCTTTTACCGGGCTAGCTACACGTGAAGATGGGGCAGTTAAAGTCTGTTGTCGTAGTGCGCCAATTGGTCATATTCAAGACAATACGTTAGAAGAAATTTGGAATAATGACACAATGCAACTTGTACGTAGGCAAGTGTTATCCGGGGAACGACCTGAAGTATGTAAGCCTTGCTTTGATTTAGAAGATCAGGGAGTAGAAAGTCTACGTCAACGACATATTAACGGAGTGATACCCGAAGCACGTATCAACTTGTATCCAGATACACCACTACAAGAAATACTACCCTTCACATTTCCTACTATGGAAATCAAACTCAACAATCTATGCAACTTAAAGTGCCGCATGTGCAATCCATTAGACAGCACTAATTGGACAGATTGGGATAAAGTTGTACCGTTTTATAAAAAAGAAAACAACTTTTTAGTTCCCACAATTGAATCATTGGTAAATAAGCCGGGCAAGTACATAGGTGCATTTGATGATACTGACAACTGGTGGGCGAGTTTTGAAAAATTATTACCACACTTTAGGCGTGTAGAGTTTGCAGGTGGTGAGCCATTAATGGACCCACAACATTATAAGATACTAGACATGCTGAAACCATATGGGAAGAACATTGAACTCAAGTATGCTACTAATGGAACTACACTTGGTATCAGCAAGGGACGTACAATACATGATTACTGGCCATACTTTAGAAGCATTGCAGTTAACGTTAGCCTTGATGGAATCAACGATGTATATAATTATATAAGGGGCAACGGTGACTTTAGTGAAGTTGAAAGAAACATAAAAGAAATTCAAACAATACCCAACGTAAGTCGTGTAGTAGGTGCGTTTACCGCACAAGCAGGCAATATACTACAGGCTGCTGAATGTATCGACTATTTTATCAACAAAATGAATATTGTGTTCTATAGTCATCGTGTTAGCTATCCCAATTGTCTTTCAGCACAAGTATTACCACATGAACTCAAAGAGTTGGCTATACAACGTCTTGAGACAATCAGTAAAAAAGTCCACACATTTAGTAATGTTGTTAAACATCCTATACTAGAAAAGGTAACACAACAGCAGATAAAGGACAATATCAATTACTTACGTGCAAAGGATCAACATAACTTGTGGCAAGATTTTCTATCATTTAACTATGCATTAGACAGTACTCGCAACCAAAGTTTATTAACAGTAATCCCAGAGTTTAAGACTTATGCATAAAGTTAAAAGTCGCTGGAATCATCAGGATAGTATTAAGATTGAATGGAATATAGGAAAACGCTGTAACTATGATTGTAGTTACTGTCCTTCAGTTATACATGATAACAGTAGTCCCCACACCGATATTGAAATACTTAAGGCAACTGTAGATAGATTATGTGACTTAGAAAAGCCTATTCGTTTAAGTTTAACTGGTGGTGAACCATGCGTACATCCTCGTATAGAAGAACTCATATCATATATTAAGAGCAAAGGATTTTGGCTTAGTATTACTACTAATGGAACTAGAAAGGATAGTTGGTATACATCTCAGCAAGTAGACCAATGGGTATTCTCACTACACTTTGAGTACGATTGGTTAAATGTATTATACACTATCAAAGCTGTGCATGAAACTGTTATGCACACTCACGTATTAGTTAACGTTATGGCTCATCATAATCATATGCGAGAAGTAAAGACGGCAGCGGGCTTATTAGAGCATCATAACATTAATCACGGCATACGTAGAATACGTTGGACTGAGGGTGACCACGATTTGTTTGACGATATGAAGTATGACCAGAACGATTTAGATTGGATACTGAGCAAGAGTAGTACAGTACAACCAAATACAGTTATTATATACAAGGATCGTGAACTAATGATGCATGCCAATGATGTGATTAAAAAGCATTTAAATCAATATAAAGATTGGCAATGCAATGCAGGGTTAGAAAGTTTAATGATTAACTGGGACGGTGACGTACATCGGGCTACGTGTAGAGTTGGTGGAACATTAGGAAATATATATACCAACTCGTTCGTTGTACCCACCAGTCCCGTTATCTGCGATAGAAATTACTGTACGTGTGCGGCAGATATACCATTGACAAAGTTAAATCAAGTGACTTAACTCAGGGAACGTTTCTTTGAAACTAGTCCCCCTAACATTATCCATAGTCTCTATATACTCTTTGAATGCAGGCAGTAAATGTGTATGGTCTTCACTGTCCATGAAGTCTAATATAGCTTGCCAACGTTTCCACCCGTACGGGTTGTGATGCCAAAAGTTATCATCCTGTCTATAGTTGTCCCATAACCAAGTCTTAAACTCTCTATAAATTTCTCTTACTTCTTGCTTGTCTTTTTCGGGTAATATTTTGACACTTAGAAACGTAGGGATATAAACAAAATGCATGTTAAAGATTCCCCCGCCTGCATCAGACTCGTCCATGACTGTTGCTTTGTTGATTTTCTTATAGTTCTTTTGAATCTTCCACTTAGCAAACTCAGGTAGTTTCTTAACGTTTAAAATTTGAATAGCAGTAGCAATGCTTACTTCAATGTTGTCTTGTGTGTTATCTAGTATCTCTAGCTTTTCTTCCACTATGTCCCACTCTGTTGGGTATCTGATATAGTGATTTCTGTCTCCAAACATATCTTGACTACATGCAAACTTAACTTTTCTAAACTTCTCCCACAATTTAATGATACTATCATCAAGTAACAAACCATTTGAGTTGTATCTAATTAATATCTTGTTGGCATAACCTTGACGAACAATTTCTTCTAAGAATAGTTTATGCTCTTTAATCATTAGAGGCTCTCCGCCCGCAAAGTATACTTGCTTTAGATTAGGAATTTGTGCATACATCTCTTTCCAGAAGTCTGGATTTTCGTGCCATTTGTTATTGAACGATTCTTCATTCCAACTTAGCTGAGATTTGATTTCGGGTGACTTAAGTATAGGAAACACTTTTTTGTAATCTTGTACCCATCTACTTGAATCATGTGGGCTACACATAATACATTTGATATTACAGTTATGACCCAATCTTAAGTCTAGGTACAATAGCTTTTCAGGAACTGTCCCGTCTTCTTCGGTTTGCTTGATAAGTTCTTTAACGTCTAGTCCATCTTGTATCCATGTACCAGACTCCCACATTCTCTTACTAGCCACACCGTTTGATTCTTCATCAAAGCATTTGCTACAGCTTCTAGGTATCTCACCGTTAAGCATTGTAGTTCTAACCGAGCGCATATAGCTATTGTTCCATGCACTCATAGGAGTCTCGCTACCAAAGTTAGCAGGAGATCCGGTCTCATTCTTTACTAATCCAATCTCATGGTCTGACCCTGCACCACTAGAATTAGAACCACAGCACAACCTCATGTCGCCGTTAGGTCGTGTAGCAAAATGTATCCAGGGTAAGATACAAAAGGTATCACTGCCTGAAATATCAGCGACTTTGCGTTGCCATTTACCTAATAGGTTATCTTCTGGTTGTAGCCAATATATTTTACTCATTGAATGATTCTACTTTGATAAATTGTTCGTCATATTGTGTAATTATTTTTTCTGGGAATGTACCACATATCTTAGCACATGTTGCCAGACTATGCGTATTCCAATACTTCTCCCACACGGTTGACCAATCAGGGTTTTCTAAAATTGCCTTGACCGAATACTTAAGAAGGTCAATTGAATCGTAACCACCAATAGATGTTACTAATTCATTGATAACAGTAGACTGTTCAGTTTGGTATTCATGGACAATGTCTGTAGGCTTACTATAAGTATACGGTATCATTCCTATCCAGCAACAGGGCCATAAATTCTTAAATGCATCAATGTACAATGATTTAGTATTTACTGCTTTGCAGTTGATGGATGCTGTCTCGACCACCTTTTTATAAGACTTAATAATATCAGGGTGTATGAAGGTTATCTTATGCTCAGATGGTGGTTCGATTTTATGTAATACTTCACCCTGTGCATTCATAACATCTAGCCACGGCTTTTCTAAAAATCTACTAGTTGCTTTATGAGTAAATTTTTCAAATCCTAAATCTTTTGCCATCTGTCTAGCTGTTTCAACTTGATGTTCGTTGTGCTTAAAAGATAAGAAAACCCATTCAGCACGTCCACCTGCAGATATAAATGCCTTAGCGTTTTCTAAAATTTTATCAAAGTTAGTACCCACTCTGTATAAGTGATGTGTGTCAGCAAGTCCGTCTAATGCAAAATGAACACTGTGTTCCGTTGGCAGTGCCGTTGCCAATTTACTCCACCAATCTGGTGTTCTAGCACTACCGTTAGTGTGTATGCCTAACTTGATGTTTTCTTTTTTACTTTTGCAATAAGAAACTATCTCTAGTAAGTTATTAGATATTATAGGGTCTCCATAGTTACCACAAAAATAAATGTATTCGATTTGAGAAAGCACTTCTGCATTAACTATACTTTTAAAATCATCTACAGAAATTTCATCTAATGGTAAGTTTTTATTTTCTTGCCCCGAATGATAATTTCTTGCACACATAGGGCAACTAGCTTGACAACGTGATGTTAGCTCTATATGTAAGGTTTTTAGCTCAGAAAACTTAAACATAACGTTTTCCAATAATCATAAATCGTTTATATAAGGGTAGATCAAGTTCACCCGCATATAATATATTTTCTATGCACGACTGACTCTTAAATTCTTCTAAGTTATTAGCAATACGAACATGTTCTGGTATTGAGTAATTATTACTTTGCAAAACTATTAAACTATCGTTCCTAATTCCAGACAACCATAATTCGTAATCATCTTGTGATATATGTTCACAGCTAGTGTTTATGACAATATCTGCATCTGACCTAATTACACACATGTCACTGGTAATAGCACGAAATTTTCCTGCATGAGTTTCTATCTGATTCATAGTGTGGGCTATATCTTGACAATCAGGGTCAATGTCAATACTACGAATAGTTGATATGTGTAAGTTACTTTGAAACAACATGCTGGCTAGTACTCCAACCCAGCCACCGTGAATGTCTACTGACAGTAGTGTTTTATTGATATAGGGACGAACAACAAAATCTAAACTATCTATTAACCACTCTTTGCTTTTTATTTGACCGTTCCAAAATGCATCCAATGTTCTTAGGGGATCTTTACTACCACGAATAGCTCTCATCCAATGATGTAAATGGTCTGTGTCTATTCTCATAGTAGCTACCATATTAAAACAATAGCTTAAGTTTCTTATAGCGTTGAAAACATGTTGTAAATCCCTCACCCGGGATAACTTCAACTAAATGATCCGGTTGTGGGAATTCAGCTGGCACTGCTAGTATATTAGATACTGTACTATCTTTAAATGGGTTCTCATCACTGGGTTTAAACGTTTCAGCAATTGGCTTAGTTCTACAAGCTACCCAATACTGTTTGTATTTTCTTGCTTCTAAAAACTTTTGACAATTATTCCACACATCCCATTCCATTGCTTCATAGAATATAACAGGTCTATGCTTACTGATAGTCTTAACACATCCCTGTAGTGCTTCAAACTCATGTCCTTCCACATCAATTTTGATAACATTACATGTAGCAAGATCAATATTGTCTAGGGAAATCATTTTAACAGTAATTCCCTCATCACCGGTAATATGAATGTCACCGTAGTTAGTATTTTGTGTGGGGTCAAAATCTTTTAAAACACGTTCAGATTTTTTATTGCTGGCACCGGCATTGATAATTTGAATTTTAGGATAGTCTTTGCTGTTATATGATGCTACTGCAAAATGTTTAGGATTAGGTTCAAACCCTAACACATTGCAATTTGTTTCTTTGTGTACTGCTACTAGGTGATATCCAATATTAGTACCTATATCTACGTATTGGCTAAAATCGTTTGATAAGTATTCCTTAAGTATATTAACTTCTGCTTGACAGTATTCTCCGTACATGTCAATTGACTTACTTATTACAGTATCGTTTTTATATACCAAAAAGGTACCCAATCTACTATCAGTAAGTAGTAGAGTATCCTTCATTGAATCGATGGTTTCTTGAATTTCTTCTTCTATGGTTAACATTAAAAAATCTCTCAGTTACTATAATTTATAGTAAAATACAGTAACCAAAATATTTATTGTTGGCAAGTTCTAGTACGGGTAATAGTACCATCTGAATGCTGAGTTTCAGTCCATGGAGTACAGTTTTGACTTTGTAATACAGGTTGTTGCTGAATAACTACTTGTGGTTGTTGAACTACGACTGGTCTATTATAAATATCATAAATTACTGCACCCACTATAGCACCACCAACGACTGGGCCAAGACCCCAGCCACCACGCTGATGACCATGTCCGTGACCATGATAACGAAAATGATGTTGGGCAAAAGCGGGAACGCTAGCCAATAATAACAATGCAAACACAAATTTTTTCATAATATTCTCCTAGTCATACTTATATAACGTTTTAGATAACGGTCTTGTTGACATGTATTTAGTAATCTTGGTTATCCGATTCAGCTACAAGCCACCCAATTGACAATAAATCTTTACGTATCTCATCGGTCACTACGCTTTCAGATACACTGGCTTTAGTTTCTAAATATATTTCTTGTTCTTCTCTACTGAGTTGGTTAAGGTCTTCGTCGGTTAAGTCTTCTGTGTTACGTATACCACTACAGTACCAGTCGATGTAGTCGCCCTCTTGTCGTATATCAGCGACTATTCCACCTGCATAACGCCAACTACAACTCCATTTTTTCTCTGTTAATATAGGCCATACATCATTCTTAGTGAATTCATTATTACACATTGCGGCATATAGATGTTGCGCATAGATGTTATCTTTGCATTTCTCTATGATAAGTTCACTAGTGCGCAAATCATATTCCATATTGTCAGTTTGCCATTCGTCAGTTTCTTCTAGCTCCAGCTTTTGTTGTTTTGAACTTTTAAAAAAGTCAATCATAGACATTGCAGTTTCATCCCGTGGATCATCTTCTAGTATTTTTTCATAACGTTCCATACTAAATGTTCCCCTCTGTGGACTTCTTCTTATCATTACTCTTTACTTTCTGTTTACTATAAAATATGTGATTGCCTATACGTGCTACTTGTTTATATGGCCAAAACGGATCGACTGTTAAGTTATGAAAGAACAATGCACTACGTGGCAATACATCATGGTATGCATCATATGCCAACACTTGATAAGCAATATCCATTGCTTGTATATACTTAGGGTCATTGACGTTTATTTTTTGTCTGTTCTCGCATACCCAACTAAACTGGCACAGTCTAACTTTGTACTCATCTAATGTTTCTTCATTAATCTTGGTTACTGTTGTTACTTGATATATTACATTGCAAGGGGTGCTAGCGAAACCGTGATTTACTCTATTCATCACAACTCTAGCTACCGCTGCCTTGCCAGTAATACTTTCACCTCGGGCTTCATAAAATATATTTTCAGCTAAACATTTTAGTTGTTTATTATCAACTGGTTTGGCTTCTACAACTTCTTCTACTTCTTCTACTTCTTCTGGTTCTGTGCTTGTGTTAGTAAGCACTACAATAAGTGTAAATACAACCAATAATATTGAAAATATTTTAGTGGCATTTAAGGCTATATTTTTCATATATACTCCTTTTCTGTACATAGTATAGACTATGCAGGGGCTAATGTCAATTATTTCGGATTACATTATATCGTCCCAGCAATCGCAGTTGCATAGTACAACTTCATCGATTGCTTGCGACGGCGTAATAATTGACGGTTTTACGATATCAGTAATATTAATTAAATCTATCGAGGGTGGGACTAGAGTAGTCCACGGCGATGTATTCGGATTCCCTGTATTTGGGTTGATAACCGGATACGGTGAAACAATATCTGAATTTGGTGTTGTTTCAGTATTGTTTGAACTTGGTGTAACAACATCGCCATATGGTGGACCAACTGGGCCGGGACCGCCCGTTACGATAGGTACACCAATGAGAGGGCTAGTAGTGATTAATGGTACTGTGATCGTATTACCTGTCACAGGATCTATTTTAGTAGTTGTTGGTACTGCTCCATTAACTCTAGGCAATGATAATTTTTCGATTCCTACTTCATTGTCTTGTTCGGCTCCGGTTAACCCCAGTCGATGTGCATTACGTACTTCACGCATACTACCAATCATACTGTTACCACCTACTTTAGAAGTGTCAGTTATGGCTTCTAAGTTTTGTACAGGACCCCATTTTTCTGTCTGCATGGCATAACTATTCAAACTTTCCATGAATCCGTATATTTCAGTGACGATAGTATCTAGATCGGGTAGATATTTCTCTGCTCTAAGGCCTAAACTTCTAGCATTCTGTTCTAATGTCATATGTCTACCAAAGACATTGTACAATTTATTAGTTATAATTTTTAATGCAGGATTATTATTTGCAATAGATGCAATTTCAGTATTAGCTTGAGTAATATATCCCATGCACGGGCCGTTCATTCCTGACCAACCAGATGTATTATAAGGTGTGTTTTGACCAGCTGAATAACTATTTACTGTTACTGGTAACATTGCAGTAGGAGGACATTCAATACGTATTTCTACAATAGGATTTCCCATTGGAGGGGGTCCGGAACGTCCGTTACTTGCTGGCACATTTAGACCGTATATAACTTGACTACCAGGATTAGTCAAACTTAATCCTATCAATTGACCAAAAGTGCCGGGCCCAGATGGGCCACTTGCATCACTTGAATTAACTGTTGTCTGTGCGGCTGCACCTGAGGGGGAACCAATAGCTGATGGTTCATAAAATTGAGTGAGGGGAGGTGGGGCTAGACCTCTACTGTAGCCACCGCCCGGTAAAATAATAGTTAATCCTGTAATACTGTATGTTAATGTATACAACGCCGGACTTATTGTTGCTGAAGTTTCAGGATCAATAACTTCATCTGCCGTTTTTATATAAGATTTGCTAATCTGAACTGAACCCGTACCGGGTGCCCACGTAATAGCTAGGTACAACTCATGGTATACTCTAAACAAGAATGCAGTTTGTAAACTAGTAATATATCCCTGCAGGATAGACCAATCATACGAGAGTCCGGACATTGCACCAAAAAAATCACACGTAGTATATCTACCCTTATCTCCGTTGCCCAATGCAATACGTGGAAGTGTACTATTTCTAATAGGTTGGTTTGCAGGGACATTTGTACCATTAACTCCTAGATCAGTTACTGTTTCTAAATTTTGTACTACTTGACTAAATCTTTCAATGTCCATTGACTTGATGTTTTTAATTTGCAACATCGTAGTAGAAAATGCATCACATGCAGAAGCTAATGCGGCAGGTAAAATTATTTTTAAGTTCTCACCATAGTTGTTTACTATGTAAGAAGTTACTTCTCCGGAAGTATATATTAGGTAGTACGTTTTGCTATTAGTAGGGCCCGGTACACCATTGTATGTAGGTGCCGTTAGTGTGGCATAGCTATTTGGAAACAAGTACTTTGGATCCAATAAGTCAGCAAGTGTTCTTACCCCCTTAGTTTGGCAATTCAAACCTATCATAACTTCAACAAGGTCTATGCCCATGACAATACAGTATGCACTATATAGTTTTTTCTGCTGGTCAATACTAGGTTCTGTTCCTGCAACAAGAGAATCTATTTCATCTGAAGAAAAGCCGGCAGCTAATAATGCTAAATTTACTGCTTTGGTAAGTGATTTAGTTTTAAATAATGTTCTTAATAGTACTACGGGGCTACCAAACTTATCGATATTGTGTAAATCAATACTTCTACCGGATGCAATTAAGTCTTGCCCCCAAAAGAATAATGCCAAAGTAACTCCCGAAAAATCAGCAGTTATTAGGTCGTTCATGTTACTATACGCACCGTCAAGGTAAGTATCTGATGCATTCATTGCATCAATTGCTTTGTTTGACTGACCAATAAATCCATGAGCCATATTAAACGTAAACAAGAAATCAGTATATGATCCGTTGTTTATATAAAATTCATAATGTGCTTGTAACGGTATGATACGTAGCCAACCAAAACTAGTGTACTCACTTGTATATGGCACTGAATTTGGATAAGGATTTAGTGATGCCGTGCGTAAATACTCCGGTGGCTTACTATCACCTAATACAGGAATAGTTTCAGCACCTATCGTAATCAATGATGAATAATGTGAGAAGGTATTACTTAAGAATCCTGCCCTAATAGACCACACTAGCATACGCAGTACAGTATTTTGTGTTGTTGATCCTAACACATGGTTAGATAAGGAATT